TTATGAGAAGTGAAACAGAATGGTTATCTGAAATAAATAACAATAATAATATTCTTTATGACTATCAAACACCTTTACCTATTTTTATAGAGAATTTTATTAGTATACCAGTTAAAAATACTAATAATTCATATTCTGTATGTGCTAGTAGAAATATTATAAATACTATCCTTACTAATTACAAATAAATTTGTTGAATAATAATAATAATAATATATAATATGAATTGGCAAAAAATAGGATTAACTAAATTTCCAGGACGATTTACAGTCTATAAAAAGGGTAATATTATTTATAAGAAAACAAATACAAATAATAACAACACTTCAAACAGTTTTAGAAAAAAAATTACAGTTGATTTTAATAACTACAAAATGATAATGACCAATGCCTGGAAATATAAATGCAATCATACTGTTCCTATTTATGATATTGAAAGGGATGGATCACATAAAAGTATTTATATTGATGGTTTTAGATTAGATAAAATTGGCAGTCACTTAAACTCAATCAAAAATAAAAAAAAACGACTTAAATATGCTTCTCTGGTTAAAAAGGCAGTTATAAAACTAAAAAAATCAATTAATGAAAACTATAATAAAATTGGAGGAGATTGGGCATTACATAATTTAATTTATTCAATAAAATATGATAAAATATTTAATATTGATGTTGAAGGTTTTTATACTTATCAAAAATTGCCACATTGGGGCACTATTAATCATATAAATAACTGGTTATACAGTGTAATAAAAATTTTATAATAGTTACCACATTTTATCAAATCTTATATTTCTTAGTTTTCTAGTATTAAACCACGTGTTTACTTTAAAAAAGGAACTATTAATATTTAAATAGTCATTTACCTTTTTTGCCATTTGTATATCAATTGTTCCTATTGTTTTAGCCTCATTATTAATATGGTTAATAATATCTTGATTTGATTGGTAGTTTAATGCTGATGGGCTATTTCCATTGTGAATACACTTAATTCCCATTAAACCCAATTCTTGAACAGTGCTTCCCAATCCATCGTGAAAAACTAGTCTTAACCCTAAAAAACATTCCGAATATATCTCAGCCATTTTTTCATAAGGAATTTTTCCGTCTCCTATTATTATTTCATAATTGATTTGATCTTTTATAGCCATATATGTTGAATAACCATAAAAATTTTTTCTAAAAGTAGGAATATACATATATATCTTTTTACCTTTTTTTACTGGTTTGAAATTTTTTTTATCTAAAGAATACCACGGTAATTGCTTATGTGGAATTCTATTTTTTCTCAAGTCATTTGCAATCCATTTTGATTGAGCTATAGAAAAAAATCTTGTTTTATCCAGTGTTTTTACGAAACTAAGCGCTCCTTTAGATGTAACATCTGTGCCTCCCCATATAATCAATCCATATGATTTATGATTAGTTAAATTTTTAGCATCAATTTCGTCATACACACCAAAAAATATACAAGGTTGATTGGGATTATATTCAACCTTTAAATGAGGATATGTTTTTAAAATTTGATCAGTAAAAAACTTTAAAGCGTTTGATATCACTATTCTCAAAAAAATCATATATAAATAACATAAAAAATATTATGTTTATTTTTTCTTATTCAAAAATATAAATTAATATAGTATATAATATTATATTAACTATGGCAAAAATTCCACTAAGAAGGGGAATTATTGTTGGTGAAGGAACTTTATATTCGGGTAAAGCACCAATTATTTTTCCAGGATCATATGGTGTAGAATTTGGCAAATATTGTGCCATAGGTCCTGGATTAACGGTAATGGGGATTAATCATGATTATAATTATCCAGCATTGCAATATACATTTTATAAAAAAATGTTTAATAGTTCACATCCTGGATTGAAAAAGAATACAAAAACTTATTGTAAAGGAAAAATTATTATAGGAAATGATGTATGGTTTGGAAATAATGTTTCAATAATGTCAGGTGTTAAAATTGGAGATGGTTGTATAATAGGTTTAGGAAGTATAGTTACAAAAGATCTAGAACCTTACACTATATGTGCCGGTGTGCCTTGTAAAAAAATAAAAAATAGGTTTTCTGATGAAATTATAAGTTTTTTATTAAAACTTAAATGGTGGGATTGGGATAATGCAAAAATAAAACGAAATCAAGAGTTTTTTAACACATCATTAGAAAATATAACTGTTGAACAACTAAAAAATATTATTAAAGATTAATTAAATTATTAAATTTCTAACTAATCTTTTTAATACTATAATTTCCTGTTTCAGATTATTTGTTACTACAAATATATAATTTACGATTGTGTTGTCCTTTATCATCCAATGATTTATCATAAAGTTGTTTACAATGTTTAAATTTTGTTCTACAATAATCGATCTGCTGTTTCTGTTGTTGAAGTTTTCCATTTGTTTCTATAAACAAAACTTTACTATTTTTACTTATAAAATCTATAACATTTGTCCAATTTTTTATCCACATACAAACTGAGTATAAAAATACTACATCAATATCTTGTATGAAATTTTTAATAAAGTTTAGATTTTCTTTTTCTAAATCAAAAACATAGAATGATAAATTTGATATATTTTTATATTGTTTGATAGAATTACCAGCATTAATATTTCTATAATTAAAATCAATACCACATCCTTTATTTATTTCACTTGCTATAGGAAATAACATTCCCCCTATACAGGAACCGATATCCAAAACATTTTTGTTAGTAAAGTCAATTTCTTTTTTACAATATTCTAATCTTTTTACACAATCCCTTTGTCCTCTATGATATATACCATCTAATTCAATAGAATGATATCCAATATCAATATGATTACCACTATAACTTTTTCCTGAAGTTTTGACATATTTTATTATGTTTACTACTTTTTCCATTTAATATTATAATATATATTTATTATGGTAATTTTACGATAAGATCTAACTCTTCCATAATATAATAATCATTTATAATTATAATAAAGATAATCCAAAATGATAAAATATAAATGGCTAAATTGGGATTAATTGGAGGAGGTTATTGGGGTAAAAATCTTATTCGAGATTTTTCCAAATTAAAAGACTTAAATACTGTATGTGATATTGATGATCGAGCTCTTGAAACAGTTAGAGAAACTTATAGTGGTGTAAAAACTACTAAAAATTTTGATATTATGTTGAGAAATGCAGATATTACAAGAATTTGTATTGCACTTCCAGCTCATATGCATTATGAATATGTAAAAAAAGCGTTGCTAGCTGATAAAGACGTTTACGTTGAAAAACCTTTTACATTAAATATAGATAAAGCAAAAGAATTAACACAATTAGCTAAAGACAAAGAGAAAATTTTGATGGTGGGGCATTTACTTCAATATCATCCTGCTATTGAAAAAATTAGAGAGATTGTATCTTCTGGATCCATTGGAGATGTCAAACAAATCGTAGCTAATAGATGCAGTTTGGGTATATTCAGAACATTTGAAAATGTTTTATGGAGTTTTGGTGTTCATGACTTATCTGTGATTTTATCATTATGTGGTGATGAGATGCCTGAATCTGTTGTTTGTAATGGTTGCTCAAATATTACTCCAGGAATTCAAGATATTGCCAATTGTATTTTAAAATATAAGGATAAATATGTAAATTTAAATCTTAATTGGATAAGTCCTTATAAAGAACAAAAACTTTCTATTGTTGGAACAAAAGGAATGTTAACATTTGATGATGTAACCAAAACACTAAGATTTATACCTGAATATATTCGTTTTTCTAACGAGCTTGTCCCTTCAAATCCATTAGCAATAAAAAATAATGAGAAAACCATATTTTATAGTTCAGATTTTCCTCTTTTAAGAGAGTGTCAACACTTTACAAATTGTTGTGAAACGAGGAAGCAACCTAGAACAAATGGGGAAGAGGGAGTAAGAGTTATTGAACTTTTAACCTATTTACAAACAAGTCTAGAAAATGATGGAAAAGAGATATGCTTAAAAAAAAGCACGGTTAGTGATATTTTTGTGCATCCAACAGCCACAGTTGATGCAAATGCTGAAATAGGAGAAGGAACAAAAATATGGCATTACAGTCATATTTGTGAGGGAGCTAAAATAGGTAAAAATTGTAATATAGGACAAAATGTTTATATTGCTGGTGGTGCTATAATTGGTGATAATTGTAAAGTGCAGAATAATGTTAGTATTTATTCGGGCGTAGAAGCAGGAGACAATGTATTTTTTGGCCCATCTTGTGTTTTAACAAATGATCTAAATCCTCGTTGTGCCTATCCAAAAAATGGAAATTATGTAAAAACTATTATTCGAGATGGTGTAACATTGGGTGCAAATTCAACTATTGTCTGTGGTAAAACTATTGAGGAAAATGCTTTTATAGCAGCAGGGGCCATCGTTTGTAAGGACGTTAGTAAAGGCAGTTTAATGATAGGAACGGCATCAAAAAATCGTGGCTCTGTTGATTTATCTGGAAATATTAAATATTTGTAATAATTTTTGGTAACCTTTTTCGTAGCTATACTCAGATTTTATTGTTTCGGCAAAAGTATCGATACGTTTTTGATCTAGCATATAGTCATATTTACCATTTATTATATCTAGTAGTTTTTTAAATATATCATCATCCGTTGCATTTTTACTTATTTCTACTATGTTATTTTTCAATAAATCTTCAAATCCCTTAGGAATGTCGCCCACTAACACACTCCCCGATAAAGGTATTTCCATATATTTTTTAACAAATATGTCAGCCATACTAGAAGTGGCTACTGTAAAACAAGATTGATTTATTAATTTTGATAGATCTTCTTCTATAATAGCTTTTGATAAATCTGTATCAATATAACCCGGATGATCTACTATTTTAATTTTTAAATTAGGATATTTTTTCAATAATTCTTTCATAAAGAATTTTATTCTTGCTCTTATTGGATATAGGTCTGGGCGGCAAAATCCATACAACAATAATTTGTATCGTTTCTTTTGATTTCTTTCTTTAAAAACTTCTGTATCTACACAATGATCCCATACTAAAGGTTTTTTTCCTAACTTTTGTATATAAGAATTTAAAATTTCTTTGTTACTACATTTAATTATTATAATATCATTAAAATTATACTTTTTATACATTTCTACAGAACCAGCAACATAAAGGTAATCTTCAAAAAATAAATATCGTTTCAGATGGCATTTATCTAAATTAATTGTTTTTATATTTTTCCATTTTTCGTGGTTAGATAATGTATAATATATGATTATATCCACATTAAACCCCAGTTCTTTCTGTTTATTCAGAGTTTTATTTATAGGTCTAGGCAAGTCTTCTATGACTTTAATATTGGGTTTGGAATCAAGAAATTTTAATAACTTATATCTGTTTTGACTAATTTCCTTAGAAAACATATTTATTTTTGCTATTATTAATATATTTTTCATATACTAATAATATTGTATATTGTTTTTATCTTCTTCTACCGAATATATTTTTAAATGTGTTTCTAGTAACACTTGATCCTTCTAATTTATGAGGTTTCCAATTAAAGTCTTGTTGTGTTTTTAGGCTTTTTACTTCAGCACTTGCAGGATGCGGTGTTTTTACAGAAAATGTGTGAAAATTTATTTGAAAAACATTATCGTCTATTTTCACTACATCTTTATTAATATTTCTTATTGTCGCTAATCCATCATTGCTAATAAGAGCATTTTCAAAAGCTTGAAACGCTTGATGTTTATTAAATATCTTTTTATCGCCGTGCCACATTTGAACTATGCGTTTGTCTTGAAATCCATAAAATTCTGAATAATCAATACAGGATGGGTTATATGTATTCCTGTTACTTTTATAATACGCCCATCTTCTACGTATAGCATTATCTTCATATCCCCAGTTCCAAACACAAGGAAAACCATTAATTGATTCATAATCCACACCTTTTATTGAAAATATACCTCCTAATGTTTGTCGGAAACCAAAAATATGTTTTACTTTACCTACATTTGTCTGAAAGTTAGTCATAGTTTTTTCTGATACTAAGCAATCTACATCATGAAAAACAAATGTTATATTTTTATAACTATTTGGATATTTTTCTTTTGCATATAAAAATCCTAAATTTTTCATTGCTCCTCTATTAAAAAATCTTTTATCATTTTGATGTGAAATAAAAATTTCATATTTTTTACCTTCAAGCAACCATTTCATATGATTTAAAAAAACATTCAATTGTGACCCCCTGTTTCTAAATGGAACAATAAATATTAAATCTGGTGAGTTTGACATTATATTATTACTTTCTATTTTTTATTACGTATTTTTTCTTTATTTGACTAGGAATCATTGGATCTATTTTTTCCAATTTTTCTAACTTTTTATAACATT